TGTAAATCAGCTACTTGTTGTGCTGTAAATTGGGTGGTAGCACCTAATCTTTTAGCTTCGGCAGTAAGCATTTTAAACTCTTCAGCCGTAGCTCCAGTTATAGTTTTAACTTTCATCATACCATTCTCAAAATTAGAGAATGTATCGAAAGCTGATTTACCTAAAGCTACAAGAGGCGCAGTAATCCCAAACGACATCATCGAACCTAATCGAGCAGAAGTTTTAGCAAATTTAGTAAGTGATTTGTTTGCTTTACCTAACCCAGATTCTAAGCCTTTTATATTGGCTGCGACAATTATCGAGATGGTTTTTATTGAACCCATTATTTCTGCATTTTTTTAAGTATTTCCTTATGTCGAGCAACATCTGCCTTTATTTGTTCAGGCGATGCAATAATCTTATTAGGTATGTTTTCATTATCCCAAGGAAGAGGTAGGAATTGTTTAGGTTTAAGAGGTCTTTTAAGGTTTGGTGATGCTATTATATGAGCCAACACCCTAGTTCGCTCCCAAGACTCTCTTATATTAGCTTGAGCTTGATTATTATAACCTTTTAGAGTGTTGTTAAAGGAACGAGGGGTTAGTTCATATAATTGCTCATACGCTAACCCCAACATTCCTAATCCAATTTCCTCGAGTTTATCCCAATCAATTTCTCCTGAGTCCTCATCGATTTCCTCTCCCTTGACTACTTTCCCTCGGCTTGGGGTTGATCCAATTGGAAAGCTTCAAAGATTTCATTTAACTTGCCGAAATCTTCATTATCTAACCAATCTTCAATATCAGCGATTTTGTAATTAAACTTTTCACCGTTTTTCTTCGCACCGTACTTTAAACCATAATATGCAATTATGCCTATATGTTCTAACTCAGTACCAAGTTTATTTAACTCATTTAATTTAAGACCACAATCCATACAGATGTGTTTTAATCCTAAATAAGAAAACCTAATAGGTCGTAATTGACCACCTAACTCTACCTTTTTCATATTTTCTACCTTTTATTAATAATTACTACGATACTTCTAATTCAGCCGTTCCTGTTAAAGAAATAGACCAAGATGTGTTTTCCTCTACACCTGCATCCATAGATACACTTGTAATTAAGGCATCGCCTGTGTATGTAACTGGTGCTGGTGTTGCTGAATCAGCATCGTCTAATACGAAAGTAACTACTACTTCACCTCCAGCAATTAACGCTGCTATGTTAGTATCAGAATCCCCTTCGGTAATATCCACAAAAGAATCACCACTCATTTCCCAAGACATTAGTCCTGCTAAACTTTCAGACCAACCTGCTGATGATTTAGTTGTTGAATCTCTTAAATCTCTACTTATAGATAGAGAAGCAGAAGTACAATGTGCCAATGCTGTTCCAGCTATGGAAAGTACGACTCCTGTTGCATTTTGAATTGCCATTTTATTTTAGTTTTTAATTATTAAACAGTTGAAAATTATCTCTTTGTAGAATTTTTCAGCAGACTTAAAGTAATTATCGTCTAATGTTTCAAAACGAAATTTAGCTGTATAATCTACTGAATCCTCAGTATAAGTTACTGAGTATAAATCTAAAGCTTCTACAACGGCTTTAGCTTGGTTATATGTTGTGTTGTAATCGTCAGCGAAAGCAATAATTCGGATCGATACATCACAAGAATTTAAAGAATTTCCTTTTGACAAGAAATTGCTAACATTCATTATTTCGAAGGTTGTACAAGGATAATTCGCTCCTTGAGGTATAATAACAGGAAACACCTTATTATTAAATTCTTTTACTGAGACATTATCTATTGAGATATTTCCTGTAGCACTTTCTGAGAATATAAGACTTGTACCATCTGCAGTAAAACTACCACTATATGTGGTGTAAGTTGTCGGTACACTTTCTAAGTTAACGTGTGTGGCAACACCATTTGAGATATTCAACTGACCTCCACCATCCTCGCTTTTAGCTAAGAGAGTGTAAGAGTATGTTTTGCCCACAGTAAAAATACTCGTCTGAGTTAAGGTAGACGTAGGGGTTTTAGCTAAATAACCAAAGCCACCTGATGTTGTTGCACCTCCTGTTTTATCCCAATCACTATCAGTAGCAAAATCACCATTAACAACCAACTCACTACCCAAAGCATTATTAGCAGCGTTGAAGTCAGTTGATGAACCTAATTTGTCAAATATTTTCTTACCTATTACAGCGAACATATTATAAACCTGCTTTTTTAATTATCTTACCTAATAACTTTAGTAAATCTTTCTCAGCCCTCGTAGAGATTGCTGTTCCTTTTTGGTCAACAACTTGACCTAAATAATCAGGTTGTTTCGGCATAACACCGACTGATTTACCACTTTTATGGTATCTAATACCTTCCGATCCATCTAAAGAAAAAGCAGCTAAATTTCTACTAAATTTTCCTTTTACAAAGGTTTTGTTAATTTGCTTTAATCGTGGTCCAATAAATATTCCAGGCTCTCTACTTCTTTTAGCTGTGATAATTCCAATAGTTTGAGCCATTGATTTACCTCGCTTAATACCTCCTGTGCTTGGATTATACCTTGCTCCTGGAGTTTTATGTTTTGAACCTTGCTTAAACTTCTGTATTGCTGCTCTAACTGCCATTTGACCTGCAGGTCGGAGAGCTTTATTCACGATAGAACGAGATTGTCGAGGAGTTTTACCAATCTGTTTCAGAGCTTGTTTAACAGCCTGAACACCAATAATTTTTATCTTATTTTTAGACTGGGTTTTCATCATCTAAATCTTGTTTAACAAACACTTCAATGAACTCTTTTCGTGGGTCTAATACCCATCCTAGAATATCATAGTTTTCACCATACGAATCCTGTAATCTCCAATTAGACTTGATAGCCTTAGTATCGGAACTATATCGGATCGTAAATACAAACCTTGAATACGATTGAAGCTCGTTACCTTCAAACTTCTCCTTTACATCTCTAAGAGTCTTTACATTTTTGTTAGCCCAAACGGTAACAACATCTGTATAAGTCTCTGTAATCCCCCCGAAAGAGTCTTGAGTAAAGTTAGGTTCTTGTAACTTGATTCTCTCGTTGAAATCCCCTGCCTTTATTTTGCTTATGAAAGCCATCTAGTGATAACATTTATAAGGTTGCAATAAGATTTCTGATGCCATTGGGAATCTACGCTTTCTGTCCTCTCTGAAATAATACATATCAGACACAATCAATTTGATTGCTTGCTTTACAGCATTCGGAACATCGGAAGCTGCTGAACCCATTCCTGTCTTAAACTTGAACCAATATGTGTTAGAAGCGTTAGCCTCTAATGTTGGACTGCTAAAATCGGAATTAGTATGAACTATAGATGGATTTGAATAAGTATCTACATAAGCTTCATAAGAGCCTTGTGCTGCTCCATCAACATCTATCCAATTAACAGGATATACAGCTTCAACTGCAGGTACTCCTTCCTCGGCAGGTTCCGCTTCTACCGATAATAATGTGCAATCAGGAAACAATAAAGTCGCTTGATTACGGACATCATTAAAATAGAGTTCGTATTCGTGTTCAATGAAATTACGATTGCAATAGTTTTCAGCCATTTCAGTCGCAGCCTCAATATAAGCACTTAACAGCGTATCTTCATCTGAAGTGTCTATACGCAATTGTGATTTAATTTCAGGTACAGAAACTACCAATGTGGCAGGATCAGTAACCAATTTTAAATCTCCTTGAATATGGATGTTTGGATTAAGATACATATAGTTAAATAGATATATAAAGAAGAGAGGTTTTACCCTCTCTCCCTTAGTTTATATTGATTATTATTATGCTGTACCTACTTCAGTAGTTAAAGATGTACCTTTAACGAATGAATCACCGTGAGCAACACCCCAATCGATATATTGGTTAACAACCAATCTTACTTCACCCAAGGCAGCTTGAGTATATGGGTCTACGATAATATCTAAACCACCGAACATTCCGATGTATAATTTAGAGAAATCACCGAACAAAAAGTCTCCACTTCCTGCGCTTGTTCCTGGAACTTGAGCAGCTTTAGCAGGTGCGTTAGAGAAATAAGTTGGATAACCATTCACTAAACTACCTTGCATTCCTACATTTACAGCAGCAACAGCGGCAGATTGTTTCAAGTCTTTCATAAGAACTGGATTAGCTACATAAGCTAAGTTTCCAGAAAGACCTTCATTCACAGCTAACTCTTGTTCAGCAGCCACGAAATCAGAATATATTGATACATTAGCTTCGTAAGTAGCAACTTCAGTAAAGCCAGCAGCACCACCACCATCAGCAATAGCTTCTGGAGCATCCGAAACATCGGTTGATGCAAACATAGCTGTATCAATTAATGCACCTGCAGCACGACCTAAGTCACTAAGGATAGCATTTTGCGCTCCCATACCGTTTTGCAATAAAAGTTGCTTAGAAATATCAACAAAAGAAGTTAATCTTTTTGGTGATAAAGTTAATTTAGAAAACTGTGCGCCTTGGTCTGTACCTGTAGTAACCTCACCTTTCCAAGATACACCTTGCTTACCAACGATTGGTAAAACAGAGTCACCTGCAAGTCCAGTTAATACATTAGCACCTACTTTATCAAATACAGTAGCCTCACGAAGTGCATCAGCATAACTCATTATTGCTTTTGGGGCGATTGCTGAACCACCTTGAGTTATATCAGTTCTCTCCTCAAAATAACGAGCAGGGATTCCTAAACCTTGAACAACACGACCATTTGCTCTAGCTTCTGCTACAGCTTCATCGTGTAATTCTTTTTCAACACCATCAAGATTGTTATTCATAAAGCCTGAAATAGCCTTGAAGATAGAGTAAGAACGAACATCGCTTTTTTCTTTACCTAAAGTAGAAACAGAGGTAGATTTAGAAGCAATCTCAGCGTTCAATTTTTCTTGTCTCTCAACAGTATTAACATCTTTTCCCATCTTATCGATAGATGACATCATTGTGTCATAACTAGCTTGTTCTTCAGTATTGAAGTCACGAGCTTCTGATTTGCAAGTATCTAACAACTCACCTGCTTTTTTAATCAGGTCAGCACGATCTTGTCTTAATTCAACAGAATTTTTCATTTTAAATTTTGCTTTTTAAAGTTAATTCGTTTTTTAATAAATTGATTTGGTGAAGGTCTTTCTCCTTCTCATTGCTTTTCATTTCAATTTCGATATTCTTCTCAAACTCCTCCATTGAACGGAGTGCAACATCTGTATTTGCATAAGCACCTACACCTACAATAGAAACATCGTACAATCTTCCGATTTTATTGATAGTTCTTTTTGTTTTACCATCTTCTTGCGACCATTCATCGTCTTCTACGGTGAATGCAAAGCTAGACTCATAAAGTAAGCCTCTACGCATTAATTCGGCAACATCTCTACCTGTTGTAGTATCAGGTAGTGTAGCATCATATTTTAAACCTCGTTCATCTACCGAGAGTTTAAGTGTACCACCTTGGTTACGATCTAAAATTAGATTACCATCGTGGTTGAATGTTAAAATAACATTATCATCTAAACGACCTTCAAAAGCTCGTGTATCTATAGTCTCAAAGAAACCTAAATCCCGACTTTCGTGGTCAAATAAAGCAGCATAACCACTAACTTGAACATCTCCGTTTTCTCCCTCAAGTAAACGAACTTCATAGTCAGCGTTAAATACTCTTATCTCTTTCTTTTGTTCCATAGTCTTATTTGTTAGTATATAGCAACAATATCTTTAGCCGTAGTTCCTGTAGCAAAAACTTTATTTACGAAGATACCTCTAAGGTAAGTACCACTAGGAACATTTTTAAGAGTAACCACACTTCCTCCGTGTAATTGAATCTTTATGTCTCCTTTAGTACCGATAAATAATTCAGCTTTTGAATCGCTTAAATTATCTACATCTGAACCTTCAACTTCACCAGCTAAATATCCTTTATTCTGAAACCAATGGTCTTTTCTTTTTAGTTTTTCTCCATCAGTCAAACCAACGATTGTTTTCTTTTTACCTGCCATTATTGTTTTTTATAAATCTTTTCGTGTTGTAGATTCGCCTAATTTACTCAAAGGAAGCATATTAGATTGCATATAGAACTCATCAGAAACTAGATCGGNNTGCTGCATTCATATCCTCTAAACTTC